TTGTATTATAAGACCATCCATTACTATCAAAATCGTATACCCAAGCCTGTTCAGAATTACTTGTAGAATCATTAGGACTTCTCATCATTATAAGAGAATTACTAATTGAATCATATCCCAACATTACATCTTTTAAATGAGCAGTCCCTCTATACCAATCATTCCAAGGTTTATTTGCTCCTGAAGCGGTAAACGCAGGACTACTAACTGCTACTTTTTTATCAATTAAATTTCTTACACTTTTACCATCATATAAATAACATCCATCATCAGAGACCCAAGCTATTCCATATTTAGTTTTAGCAACACTAAAAGGGAAATTAACTCCAAAATATTTAACAGTTTCTTCAAGATACCAGTTAGAAACACTTGGACTTGATATGTTAATAATATGTACCAGATTATTTTTAAATGCTAAAAGTCTATCAGCAAAAGATTCTATAGCAGTATACTCACCATAATCACCCTTTGACACATCTATAAAATTGTGCTCAAGAAATGTATCAAACTTTCCAATTTCACTATACATTAATCTATCACCAAACTTCTCAACTTCTCCACTTTTCGTTTTTATTTTAACATTAGCTATAAAAACTCTTCTATTAGCTACAACAGAAGCTTTATATAATTCTCCAGCTCCACCAATAGCAACAAAATTAACATCAGGGCTAAATCCGTTTATAGTTGTATATGTATCAAGATTTGGTCTTGTAGAATTACCAACAGCATCACCAATGACTTTATAACCCTTACCAGCTTGATAAGTCCAAGCAATGTGGTCTCCATCAAGTGTCGTTCTAACTCCCTTAACTATATCTATATCTGCCAACAATACGAAATCATCATCTGTATTCTGTAATCTAATATAAATTCTACCTCCAGTTATTCTTCCATTATAAGCTAAATCAGCATATACGGAAACTCTCAATGCTTTTTGACCTGCCGCCGCATGAGTAAAAACTGTTTCAGCCGCACCATTACCCATCTTTACTGGCAAAGATTCTTGATTTCCATCATATATAAATGATTGGTAAAACTCATATGTTCCTTCTTCCCAATCTCCATCAGCCGAACCATCAGTTATCCCCATATTCCAACCAAGTCCACGCTCCAGTATTGGAGAATCTGTATCAGCAAAACTAGCAAAAGGAGCCGTCCCTCCTACTAAAGCCCCTCCATATGCCCTACTGTATGTAATTGGGTCTCCACTAGTTCCAGATGCTTTTTTACAAAATAAAAATTCTTGAGGAAAAGTACCAGTTGTATCTGTTGTGATATCAGTCGTATTACTAATTGATATAACTTCTCCAGCAACAGCTTGGTCTAAAATGTCTACATCGCCTGTACTCTCAAATGTAAAACTAGTTGTTGTTGCATTATGAGCTCCATCCAATCTTAATGGATTATCAGTAGTGGAATCTTCCTTATATTTTACAACACCCCTATTAACCCCTTCCCCAGAAGATAATGCTGTATAATAATTGGTAGCTGTACTGCCAGAATGACTTGCCGTACCATATGAATATGTCAATATTCCTGATGCTATTTTAGGGGGCGCTAAATTATTTGGATGTTCTTGCCATTCTGCAAATATTAAACCAGTATTTGAATTAAACTGCTGTCTTTGTATATATCCATACCATTTTATTAAACTTGAGTTCTGTTCATTTATATTGCATACTCTTAATGCTTCATCTGCAAAATGATATATATATTTAGCATCATCTCCGTTAAGAGTAGGACTAATAGCAGATGCTTCCCACCCATCAGCATCTGCTGGGCTTGTACCTGCATAATCAGTAGTAGCATTATTTGACCAAATATCAACACCATTAGCATTATCAACATCTCCCAATGCCACTAATTTATCTCCCGGAGCCCTTATAACTTCTATTTGAGGGTTTCCACCAGAATTTTCATCAGTTAATGTACCTCCTTTTACACAATAATATATATCCATATCGCCAAATGTAAGAGTATCTCCAGCACTAACAGTACCTTCTATTGCCGGGGCTATAATAAAAGTTAATGGGTCAGTCGCTGTAATAGTTTTTACTGTAGAAGAATCTGCTATATTTGTTCCAGAAACAGATAGTCCTACTATAATTTGAGTATTAGTGCCGTCCATTGTTATAGTAGTGCCGCTAGTAATATTAGACCCATGTGTATCATCGGTAAAAGTAGTACCAACTCCCTCACCAGTAACTGATGTAGTTACAACATCAGTTATAGTATACACACTATTATTACTAGCTGTTCCAGATACCTTTATAGTATCGCCTATTTTTATTAGGCTACTTGTATAGATAGTGCTATTTACAGCATTTAAACCTCCTACAAGTGTTATATGGCTTTGTGATGGTACTGGCATATTATAATGGAGACTCTCCTTCGATAGTCTCCAAATCAGATGAAGTTTGTACTAAATTAAAATAAATATTACCAACAGCAGTTCCTAATTCCAAATCGTTACTTGCCCCGGGATGCAATGTATCAGTAATAGTATATTCATTATCTCTACTATGGTCAGACTCAAAATAAAATAAACCATATCCACCAGAACCTTCAATCTGAGCAGTTCTATTAACTATATACTCAGTCAATGGAGTTGAACTTGTATCACCATCTGAATCTGCTAAATTATCAAATAGTCCGCCAGCAGTTTTTATTTTACCAAGAGCATCAATAGACATATTTTGAATAAATGAAGATTCATTAGGTTTTATATCTCTTGGGTCTTGTCTATTATTTATACCACCAGACCAATCTCGTATCGTTAATCGTTGTTTAGGCATTAATCAAGAATCTCGAAATGAACTAAATCGTCAAACTTATTATCTTTAGTTTCAAAGTCACCATCCCAGTCTCCACCCCATCTAACCCTCACATTAAGACGTTTAGCAATTCCCTTAACATAACCCCCAAAATAGTGAAATCTGTCCCTGTCACCCCAATCTATAGGGTATGGGGCTACATCCATAGCCTTACCCTGAACGTGTTTTCCGAATTTGGTCTTAGATTTACCTTGTTCCACTAATTCATTCTGTCTTTCCTGTGAGCGAAGTCCTTCAATAATAGCACAATCAAATTCCTTCACTACTTCATTAAAGACATTCTGAAGCTTAGCATCAACACCCTTCATTCGTCCTTTGCTTCTCTTGCCAAATCTTGGCATTACTTAGCACCTTTGAATTTTGAAAAGAATCCTTTCTTCTTCTTTTTGCCTTTCTTCTTAATCTGCTTACCTTTCTTCTTTTTCTTTTTAATCTCAGACATAGCAACCTCAGTAGTATCTAATACAACTGGCTGTGGTTGAAAACCATTAAGAATACTAATTAAAACTATTGTAGTAATTGCTTTCATTTAGAACTCCTTCATGATTTTTTTTATTTTTTCAATCATCTCGTCATCTTTCTTTGATGGTGTAGCTTTTGCAATCAATCCCATAACCCAAAGAATCATCCCTTTTGCTCCACGTTTTTTGATTTGTCTTTCAATGTATTTAGAAAGCATACTCATTTAGATTCTCCTTTTACCATTTTAGTTAATCCCTGCCAAACTACATCTAAAAGAATATCATCCTTATCTGAAGGTGACATCTTTACAAGTTTTTCTAGAACCATGAATCCAAGTAGAACCCATTCCCAATTTGCTGATAACCATTCCATGATTATGTACTCCATGTTATTATTGTTGTTAAAATAGCCATGCCACCTAATATATAATTACGCCAATTCTCTAACGACCTTGTACGTCCATTAGATAATTTTAACTGTTCTTTAATATCTGGCAATTCTCTATTTAGTATTGTTTCAATACGGGTAAGCCTTTCTTTGACATCTCCACGATAGTCATCAATATTCTTATAATCCATTATTTCTGACTCCCATTAATTCTACCACTTACATAACTTACCTTTTCTGATAAATCAGAAATTTCACGGATAACATCTTCTCTATGTCGAAGAGATATTTCGTCTGATTTGTTCCACCTCTCAATTAGTTTTATAATCATACTTTCCATATTAGCTAATGTTTCTGATTGCCCACGGTTTTCAACTTTCAAATCTTCTAAAGTCTTTTGCTGAGAATCTGACTTCTTTGACATTGATACCACCAGATAGACAAACATTACCCCCACTACACCAATCATGCCAGCTTCGCCATATATCGCCATAAAATCCATTATTTAATCCTTTAATTGACATTTGTCACCATTTTTCATACTTAATCCTTGTTTTTCATACTATTACGCAGATTTGCGTTACGCAATGTAGCATAATTCGCACATTTCAAGTGGATAGTCTGACTACCCAAACTAACAGTTTATGCTATTTACTGAAGACAGAATCACTTCTTTTTACGCTTTCCCCAACTAAGTGGGTTAATGTTAAATTCTTTCTCATAAAAGTTTACTTTCTCTTCAAGTTGCTCTCGCTGTATAGTTTCTTCAACGATATGTTTGTCAAGTAAACTCCCAATCTTAACATCATTCGTGACCATCGCTTCTTCAAGATTTCCCAATCTACTTTCGATACGCCAATAACCGTAAACAAGCATACCAACCAAAACAAGTAACTGCCCAAGCCATTTGAGATTAATGCTAACGATAGCATTATCATCAACGACAGTACCCTTGTAACTTCGAGCAGTCTCAGGTTTAGCCATTTAAACATACTTCTTGTCAATTATAGAGACATACTGTTTGGGGATTACAGTACCCGTAAAAACATATTTTATAGGGATTCCATATGATGTTGAAATATTTTCCATATTATTTCTTTTTCTTTTTCTTGCCATATTTTTTAGAAGCTCTATATCTACCAGCAATTGCTCCTGTTAATGCTCCTCCAACAAGAGCCG